TGAACCAACCACCATTATTAATCTTCCTCATTCTGCGACGACGCTTATAATCATCACTCTTACAGTAATTACTATTCGCTTGCTTACCGTTGGATGACGCATCCCTATTTCTCTTTGCTTCGTTTTTACAGTGTTTACACCTACCATCGACACCATACTTGCACTTCTTGTTTTTGTGGAAATCAGACAGTGGTTTACTAACGTTACATACTGAACATATCTTGGTCATCATCCCGCCCTCGCACATTCGACTAACGCTGATTATAAACATCTACTACAACGGTTGCAAACATTGAATTGACGGTATATACTGACGGTTCAGTCACAATGGAGATAAATGATGAGTGAAGTAGTGTTTATTGGCGGCGATGCTGATGGTGAGAGAAAGCATGTTAACGATGCGATAGATTATGTTCATCATCATGTTTTACGAACGGATGATGATATTACCTTGTGGTGCGACGGCAATAAGATACCGTCAACAATGGAAGTACAAATGTATACCCGTGAAAAATTCTACGTGAATGATCGAGGTGTAGAACATGTAATTCACTTTTTCAAACTAGGCGGGATGTCGTACTTCGAAGCGATCAACCTGTTGTTTAACTCATATGGGAGCAAGTCAAATGAACAGAACTGAAGCGTTAGCATGGTGTGTTAAGCACATTGAAAGCCGTATCAAGTCAATCATTGAAGCAATGGGTCGATATAGTGCGGTGAACAAACCTATACCGCAAGAATGGATTGATGAACTATCGTCACTTAACCAATCGGAGTGTAAATAATGCGTACAGGACAACTTGAAGACCTACAATCCGATATTGGCACACGGAGCATGAAGGGTATGAGTGGTGCGGGTAAATTCACACTATCAGAGTTCGGAAAGGAAGGAACCAACATGAAAGAAGTCGAAGTTGTTAAGATGATAAAAACAAAATTGCTACGTCGTGGTGAAGGTAAAATGAAAAGTGACCCTATTAGAATAATCGAACAGTATTGGGATTTCGAAGGGAATCTATTATTTGAAATAGACCCCGCCAACACTTAACGCTTAACACCCGGACGAGTACGACCCGCTTTTACGTTCTCGTCCACCTCATCCTGTCCGACCGGACGCGCAATACATCGACATTGATAATCCTGCCCTGGTTTAATCGGAACACCTTTATCGCTCAACGGTAAATTATCCCACCTGTAAATACCAAGTCCATACTGCGTCACCTTGTTCGCTATCGATTCATGACGCGTACGAACACGACTGTCGTCACTGTCCAACCATTGGAAGTACTCATAACCGACAGACCGTTGACGTTGTTCCGTTAAGTCGCCGTTTATCTTAGCCGTTTGGTCACGTGCAATCAGTTTCGCGCGATTCTTCGTGATTCCGAATTGCTCTTGAAGTGTCTTGACGATGGCTGATGGTCGGTGCCCCGCGCGTACGTTCGTCATCACAATAGAATCAACCAACCCGAGGTACTGTTCGGGAATGCTGGTGATCAATCGTGTGTTATCGAATACCGACGCGCTCAAGTAATCTTGCATCGCAGTCGACCCACCAAAGATGTCGATACCGAACGTCGGGAACTGTGCGTCGAATCGTTTAGCATTGACTCGGTCGGCACTGGTCACAAACCCTCGTGCAAGACGCTCTGAAAGCGACCTGAATTGAGGGCTGGACCATTTATCCAACAACATGCGCAATGTACTCACTATTGTGTCAACGTAGCTGTCCGTCGTTCTCACGCTGTCTGTTACGTATTCAGGGGCAAGCTTTCGCAGTAGTGGCACCAAGTACGTGTCGATATCACGTTTAATCTCACGTACGACGCGTTGGAGGTCAGCGTTATAACTGATCCCCACCGCTTTAGCTGGTTCAACGCCTTTCGGTTTCTTACCGCTCGACGCTTCCAGTTGTTGCTGAAGAAGTTCTTCGTTAGATGTTGGCATGACTCAACTCCGCCATCACTTCATCATGGGTCATACCATCCGCTGTTAAACGTTGGTACGCATCGACGAACTGTTCGTCAGGTGATTCAGATAGATCATCCTCGGGTAACGGTTCTGATTCACCACCAATCTCTGGCAATGTCTCGAACATGTTCCCATCTTCCAACTCAATCAAGTCGTCAAGTTCTTCTTCGTTGTATTGATATTCCTCGTTAGCTTGCAGTTCAAGCATGATTTGTGACTTCTTGACCACACCCATTTCAAGGTACATCTGATGTTTCTGTGCACGAAGTTGTTCGGCCTGTGCGTTTTCTAAATCGTTCGCCTGTGCAAGCGGGTTCCAAATGTAGTCATAATCATCTGGCCAATGCCCAATAGCCGAACGCACGAACACCTCATCGAGTACACGCATTGGTGACATGAGCAACAGCTGTTGAGAACGAATCGAATTGTTGTAGTTCTTATCGTCACCCTCACCCGTGGCATTCATGCCCTTAGCACTCGTACCGAACATACGGGTCAATGGGATGTCAGCCGCGCCCGATATCCACGTCATGAACACTTCGAGGATGGGAGACACACCGGATAAACTCAATGTTTTACGGTCGTATGTTTCATCGCCGTCCAACAGTGCCATGTTGATGATTGACTTCATCTGACTGAACGCTTCGTAACGTTGGATGATGAGTTCATCTTGATCACTTGCTAGTTCTTCGGACAACCCTTCACGATTGATCACATCGATGTTGGCTTCTTGCATCAGTTCAGCAATACCACCCTTGGCCGCAACCATGTCACCGATATCAGCGATACACTTACGAAGCTTTGAGTCACCCCAACCCTGTGTATGTTCCATCCATCGGCGCGGTAATCGTTCACCATGGAAACGCACGATGTGCGACCAGTGAATCTGTTGCCCACCGTTACGGATGGTATAGAACTCGGGCATCAGGTAGTTAGGGCTCAAGATGTCCCACGTGTTAATCGTGAGTGGTGATAAGTCCCAACGATCGAACACGAGAAGTTGTTGTAACGAACCCTTTTTCACACGATTGATGTTCATCGGCTTCGATAGGTCTTGGCCGGTCAACATGAGAATGCCGGCACCACCGAATAACCCCGCCCACGTCAACGCTTCTTGAACGACGTTTGGTAAACAGAATTCCTGTTCAACTGCTGTGATTTCTTCTGCAAATTCCGACTTGATACGACGCCATTCACGGGTCATGTCTTTCGCCGGAATATCAACAACCTTTCGGGCAATCCAATCTGTTTGGTACGCACTATCTAATTGTTGGTAGTTATTTAAGAGGTCATACACCCACATGTTAGCTGAACGTTTGGATTTATTAGTTCCTAATCCAGACACTACATTGACCAAACCATCGAGTGATGATTTCGGAGATATGGAATCAGTCATCGGTTCCCCTTGTCCAAAATGAATAACACGAACCAACATATGAAAATACCGAAAGCTGCGCCACACATTACCGAAGCGAATTCTGTCAAACTCATAGCATGTCCCCTAGTGAAGCTCGTTTAATTATACAGAGTGTACCATTCGTATTATGGAATTGTCATGAGTAAACCACTCAGTACATCCATCGAAACCTGTTAGGTGTAATGATGATGCAATCCAATGGGTGAATTTTTCTATTAGTCTAGCTTTTTCTGCATCCATCTCAATAACATCGTAAACGTTGAATACGAAAGGTGTGTTCCGTTTCAATACTTTGAACCGTGATTTAGGATTGTTTGTAATCCCGATCTTCATTCTTGAACCACATTCGGATATTAAAATATAAAGGTACCCTGCTCGATCGTGAGTATACCCATAATTAGCGCAACCTTGACAACCTTTCCCATTCAAGTGGTTACCGGGCGCCTGATTGAATTGTCCGTGAACATCGCAAACAATTAATACTGGCGATTTATAATTATCATAGCTAACGAATGAATAATCATATTTATCACCGTGAACAAGTTTTGCTCGTCTTATGAACTCATTGCCGTCTAATCTCATTGAGTCGTTTCTACACAGTACACACCCTCTTCCTTGCATGTGATGGAACGCTGTCTGTTCAAATACACCGTGATGACGGCATATTATTTTAATCTTATGATGGGAAGTTTGATATTCAGAAAGCGAGTAATCGTATTGTTCGTTATGAATTAGGTTAGATTTCATGATGAAATCAGCAGTGGTGAGCTTATTACCCATATTTACAACCTCATAGTCGGTCGACATAGCTGGAAGGTTACGCACCAATCAGGGCTATGAATCCTGACTTTCCCCCGCTAAAGGTAGGTGCGTGATTAGTATACTACAACATGTCCCCCAATGAAGCTCTTTTCTTATCAAGCATGTTATCTATGGCGTCAATCATTGGGTCGATTTGGTCATCGTGGGTTTTGAAATCAGAAGTTAGACTTTCAGCTTCACCCAAGAAATCGTTCAACCATGGCGCATCTATGGGTAATCGTACATATCCCGATTCAATGTAACCCTGAACATCCATGAAGCGCGTCATTTTATCGATGTTACGTTGGATAGCTTGAACGGGAATACGGGGCGTAGCAAGCTTTCGGAGCTGCTGTATCAAGCCAGTTCCGCTTGACTTGTCCTCTATCATCATCTTACGACATCGACCATTGTTGAGCGATTTGGCCTTGTTCCAGAATGCCACCCCACGGCGTTTCAGTTCGTCCGCATCCCACTTGCCACGTATCAGGTCGATGAGATACAGGTACCCATCGTCACCTAGCCCCCAGTGCTCAAACACGCTGAAGTCGTTTCGTTCCTTGAGTTTCTGCGCCGTATCACCAATGACGAGGGTGTATTTCATCTTGGGCAATACGGAATATTCACCGAACCATTCGGACTTACAGAGTGAGCCGCCCTTCGCGGTTGGTCGTTGTTGGTACAGTGCGTTCCATGTTAACGAACCGGACGCCTTACACTGCTCGACGAATTCACGGGGCATACGTTCGGGAAATAGGATATCACCTGGTTCGCGTAGTCGGTATTTGGTCCCGTTGAGCGTGTGGTACTCCGGTTTGTCACCGTCATGTTCCATTGGGAACGACACAACGCGCCACTTCTCACCGCCATCGTTCATACGGTCCAACAATTGACCCGCTAAATCCTGCTTGTGCCACCTTGTGAGGATGATGATTATCCCGTTGACCTTTGGGTCACGTCGAGTATAGAACGTCGTGTCATACCAATCGAGGACCGCCTCTTGGTATGTTTTGGACGACGCTTGCTTGTAATCCTTTGCTGGGTCATCAATTATGCCGATGTTCATACCTTGCCCGGTGATACCACCACCCACACCCGCCGAACGATACGAGCCGCCCGTCAGTTTCCCATCAGCATGAACGGTTTCCCACAATTCAGCCGTTCGTGATGCGCCGCCCGCACCGGTTCGTGATTGGGGTAAACATGTGTCGTCGAACAGGTCGTGGAATTTCGGTTCGTCGATAATACGTTGTGTATCACGTGACATTCGGTTCGATAGGTCGGCGGAGTACGAACAGCTGATGACCGACCACTTGGGGAAACGCCCCATTGCGTACGCAGGGAATCGACGGGACGCTAGTTCAGATTTACCTGAACGTGGGGGTGCAAATATCATTAGACGAGGTGAGAGGCCCGCTTCAACGTCGAGAAGGAACTGATCCAACTCTGCACACACCAATTCGTTGAACCAACCCGTTTCGTAATCAACCTTCGTGTATAGCGTGAAATCCATCATCGACTGTTTAGACCGAACCACCGCTTGTCGTTTTAACGTTTCGTAGATTTCGAGATTAGTTGCCATCAACGACCTTCCCACTCAGTTGGTTGTGGTATCGACCAAGGCCAAGTTCTTTTAGTTTTTGCTCCAACGCTTCGTCGGGTACATCACGGTGTTCAATCGGTCCACCGTCGCGACCGGTTATCTCTTGTTTCGTCGGCGCGTTATATCCACACATCTCGGCAATCATCTTTTGAGCAGCGATAGGATCATGCAACGTCACCTCGACACCGTACTTCGTGTTCTTGATTGATTTGATGAGTCGACGGTGTTCTGGTTTTATGTCCGACAATTTTTTGATTGATACGGTTTCGATGTCGGTGAACAGTTCGCCCGTCGACGTATTCATCAGTTCGTCGTCAACGTGAACCAAATCCATGACGTCGGTGATAGATGATTCGGCGATGACAGATAACCCTTCCAACATTCGTTCACGGCTAATGATTGACGTTGTGATTCGTTCGGTCGTATAACCGGCGATGAAATTCCGTACGTGAGGATTTGTGAGGATTTCGTAAGCACCCGCTCGTTGGGCATCATACGACTTAGCCGTACCACCGGCCACCATGTACGCTTCGTGATCCGTCATCGTTGGGTCTTTAATCTTCGCCAGCACCATACCTTGCGTCAGTTTGGAGAAACCGTCGAATATCGCTCGTTGTTGTTCGTTCATACCATTAGCCCTTCTGTATGTATCGTCTTGCCAATATTGTATCAGTTCGCCACGTATTGTCATGTTCCATCGCAAACCATTGATTTTACTCATGTTCCTTAATTTGTTCCGTCTTGTTCCGTCTTGTTCCGAGGCAACGGAACAGTTAAGTGATTGATTCTATTACCTAAATTTCATTTGTTCCGTTGTTCCGTGAAAAACGCTTCTTACTGCCTATATATATACCTATATACCTATACTATTTCTTATTTTTATATGTAAAGGACGTAAAAAAATAGGAACAATGGAACAAACGATTTCCAGCCTTATAAATCAACAACTTAGTTGTTCTTTTCAAACAGAACACGCACGGAACACGCGGAACAAAACGCTGTTCGATTCGATTTACTGACGCCGAACACCTTCCGCGTCATTACGAACGAAAAAACCGTCACAACGGACGGTTTCGGTAAATTATAGTAATGACGCCCAACACCTTCGGCGTCAGTATCACTTAGCGTCGAACGGATGACCAGGAACGTTTATATCCTTCAGCGTAGCTTTAATACACACAACGTTATCGCATGTTTCTTTAATACGACGTCGTTTTGGTGCACCATCCACATCGGCAGCGTTCATGATATCCGTTGCTCGACCACATACTGTTCGTGAACTCGACTTCTCGTAAAGACTGTCCATCCACATCGCAACTATCTTGTTTGGTGTCTTGATGTAAACCGAATCACTTGAAACAACCGTACTTGCTGCCACCATTTTACTGTCGTTAAGGGAACAACCGGTTTCTGTATCTTGCCCACGTGCACCGTTGTGTTCCCCTCTCACCTTCACACACCACTGAATGAAATCTTTCGCCATACCAGGGATTGATTCGCTTAGTGTTGCAAAGTGGTTAGCGATACCATTACGAGAATGGAAAGCTGTTAACGCTTGGTCGGCTTTAAACTCGGCAGCATCTTTACCCATCGCAACATAGGCGTCTATCGCATCGTTGAAACGGTGGGCCACATATGACTTGATGTTGTTGAAGTAAACACCTTTACCCATTTGATAAAACATCGGTCTATCATCAATACGACCCTTAGCAGTGATCAAACTCAATCTGTTGGCAAACTGATCTTCTACACCAGCGGGTGTCACCAACGATGGGATGTTTTCAGCACTGAATATCATTTTCGAATAAAGCGGTACGGTGACAGTCGCTTGGTTTTTGGGCGCAAAGCTCAATTCATTCTGTAGCTTCTTGAACTCGTTGTTAACCGAACGAACCTCATCCACTAGCAACACCATTGAGTCGATGAACATCTCGGGGGTCTTTCCCGCTGGTTCGCTCTTGTACATCTTCTTTACTTCTTCCATCGACGTATGAACACCGGCACGAAGCTGTCCAATGCAATCAATGAAGAAACCTTTACCCCAATCACTGTCACAATGAAACCATATGTAGGCTTTCTTACGATCGGGGGCAACACGTGAATCAACGATGAATTGGAGTACTTCGTCGAACATTGGGAAATGCTCTTTATAGTCAGCTACGATCGCTTGGTTGATGTTCTCACGCTTGATGGGTGCCACGCACGGAACACGTGGTAGTTCAATCAGTGCCGAGTCAGGGTTATTTGTGTTGACGCGTATTTGGTTTTCATAAAGGTCAATCATGTACTGTCGTTGTTCACGTTGTTTGATGTCTTTCATGTAATCCAATATCTCAGTCTCTACAATCTCACGAACACCACCGACCACAAGTTTCTTATCACTGACCGTATCACCACGCCCGTCACACACTTTCTTCAGTTGATCTTCTATTTCCTTCAGGTTCTCTACTACTTGGCCGAAAGATTTTTGAACCAAACGAAATGAATCCTTCTCATTATATAGGTTCACATAACGGCTATTACTGACCACTTGTAATTTCGACTTGGCACCAGACCAGAAACAACGGTTTAGGATCAGGTTCATCACCTTTACATCAACCTGTGCGATGGTTGCTTTCTCATCGGCCACATCACTAACCTGTGAATAGATGAAGGTGTCAATCTTTGCACCCAATTGTTCAGTGAGGTCAATGGCTTCTTTACCAATGGTCAGCGGCTTCGCACTATCCAGTAATGCATTAGCAGGCATGTGGGCATTAACCGCACCAAACGTGCTAGCAGCATCAGAACCACCACCTAATGTCTTAGGGTTAGCGGTACCTTTTGTCTTCGCACTGTTAATTGTTGCTCGACCACCACGTTCATCTTTACCCGATGTGATGTACGCTTTTAGCAAGTGATTGACCATTGTGTCTTGGGTCAAATCACCACCAGCTACAAACCCCCAGAAATCTAACGCGATATTATTCAACGTTTCGTTCCGTGCTGACTCTAACTTACATAATTCATCACATTCACCAATCAATAATTTTACGACACGTGGGTTATCTTCTGTCGCAATAGCCACGGGTGTGTCGCTTGTCTTGGTGAATTCTTCTCGAACGGGGAGTAATGCCAGTCCAGTTTCTGGTAAACGCGGCAGGTGTTCAGGTCGTGGTAATGAGTTACCGTGGTAAAACAGCTTACCGGGTTTAATGAACAACTGACCACCAAACGGACGTTGGTCAACGTTACAACCTTTACCGTAGATGTCAGCTAGATTTTTAAGATTAACGTGCAGCGGGATATTAAACCCGAAGTGCATCGAATCAGCGCCGTCTTTATACTGTACCAATGACGGCCATAACCCATCGACCGATTCGAAACCAAGACACATAGCTAATGTGTTTAAATCATACGAGCCCGCTTTGTACCCATCCCAATCAATGAACACAACACCAGGAGGGACCGCGACACCGAGTGATGATGCTTCGTTCCATTTCGGGTCGTTATTAGCTGGTGGTTGTACATCAGGGTTTTCAGCACCACCCCATTTGGTGAGGTTAACGGTTTCTTTCTCGCCTTCGTCGTTGATGATTTCTTTCGATGGAAACACCTTCCAACCGTTGCTTTGTAAAGTATTCCGTGTATTAATTAACCACTGACGGTTGTCACCACCGTCAGTTGTGATATGATTATTCATGTTAGTTTGTTCCTGTGTAGTTATGACCAATAAGAAGCCGCTTTGCCTGAGCGGTTTTTTTATGCCTGTTGTTCAGTGTCACTGCTCACAACATATGACAATTTCATGTACGATAATTTTTCCGCAACAGCTTCTTTGATGAACTTAGTAATATCATCAACGCCCGCTTCAACCATTTCTTCGCGCAACACATCACCCGTGTCACGGAATTTAATGAAGTTCTGTTTTTTCATAGTATGATCCTTTTTGATTAGGATGACAGATTACACCGTGGGAACGCGCAAGTCAAACTGTAAAATATGCGCAAGTACGCAATTGACCCGTTCGTCGACAACGCAGATAATTAACACATCAACCGAGGGGCATACCATGAACAAGATCATAACAATCGCACTACTCGCCACACTACAAGGATGTGTATCGAACGGGTCGATGACATACACGGATGACGATTACCCGAGTGTCGAGAAGTTGTTCGTTGGTGTGCCCCTGTTGTTAGGAATGGAAGGTTCAACCGTGAGACTCAACGATGAATGGTTGCTCACTGTGGGCCATAACGCACCGATACTCGCCATGCAGTTACGTGATGTGGTTTATCATCCTACGTGTGATGTGGCATTGATTCGCAGTCAAGGCATTAGCACCACCAGCACGGGGTTAGTATATCCAGGTGAAAAGGTAACACACGTGGGCTATCCAAGTGCTCAACCGCTAACGGCTAATGTTGGTCAGTATGTGGGTGATGTGATTCAACCTGACGGGTGCCAGTATTCAGCCACAACAGCCAGCGTGATGGGTGGTATGTCAGGGGGTGGTGTGTTTAATAGTGAAGGGGAATTGGTCGGTGTATCGGTGGGGTATTCGAAAGGTCAGGTCGTGTGGGATTCTGGGGAGAAACTAAACGACCCGACTATATTCATATCACTCGCAGGTATAGAAGATTGGTTAAGCAATACAACCGGTGGACCAATGCTTCAACGCTAATGCTCGTCGAACCGAACTATCGGGTGGCATCTCACCCACTCGAAGTTCAATTATTTTACCGTTACGCACATCACGTACACATCGGTGACCCAAACGAATCGCTTCGTTACGAAGGGTGTTGTACGTGTTTTGCGCTTCAACTTCAGTCATCTCGCCACTTTCAACCATGTCACCCAAACGATAAGTAACCCCTGGTTGGTATATAATTTTCCACGCCATAATTAATTGCTCCGTACGAGTAGTTCAGGATTCTGGTGAATGTTACCGATGACTTCTAGATGTGATTCTGAAAGATACACTTCATCATAATCACAAGGTATTTGCATTGGTGTAAACCCATAATCCTCATAGGTCACTTCTTCGATAAATGGTGTAATATCAGATTGGTAAGTATTTTTAACGATGTCACCTTCGAAAATCTCAACGCCATTTTTATCATTCCAGCCAGTGAATTGCATTAATTTAGCATCTTCAAGACTGGTTGCGACATCTGTACCGTTTTCGAAATATACTTCACCATGAATCCAATCGATATCACACACTCGGTCGATTTCCAATACGTCACGAAAAGCAGTATTGATACCACGGAACTTTATTTCTCTCATATTAATTAACCTCTATGTTGACCATAATGTTGTACTGTTGTTGGGAATGCATCAG